CTGTGAGTCTGGACAGAGACCAGTTGGAAAGACTGTTTCCATACTAGCAAAACGTATCTATCAAGACGAGAAATAGGAGAGAAACATGAAAATAGGACAAAGAATAAAAGCAAAAGATCAAGAAATATATGGCAAAATAGTTTGGTTATATCCTAACGAAGTAGTCATAGAAGATGAAGATGCTGAGACAGAAGATAATCAACTATGCTTTAAACTATCAGAAGTTGAGCAAATAAAAGAGAAATAACGCAAATCTATGTAAGTATATCTATGCAGTACTGTATTGCATAGATGTACTGTATTGCATTACTATCAAATCTCAGATATTTTTTTTATTTTTATTATTGCATACATTCGTTAAGACTATGAAAACAAAACAATGTTTTGATCGTTGCCGTAGGATTTGCTAGAACAGCTACGCTGATTTTACAAAAGAGAAATAATCTGTCAAGAAAATAATTTATCCTGGATATGTTTACTTACATAACCATGCACAAAACGAGTAACGTCTCTCATTCTTTGTTCAGCCGGTTCAAGCTCATTATAGTAAGCCCAGTAAGCATCAAGAGTAACTTCAGCCATATGATCGTTGCTATTGCCAAGTACCTTAAGAGAAAGAACCAACTCTTTAAATCTTTCTTTTGTCTTGCACTTCTTCGCATACTTTCTAATTAAATTAATATTATTTTTTGGCATCTGCACACTCATGGTAAACTAAAGCATAGCCAAGAATATCTTGGACAGAGTCAGTATGATTAGGAGTTTCCATTAACCTAGCTTGTTTAACAGCTATCATGCAAAGAGCTACTTGTTCCGGAGTAACGTCAGTATCTAACAGGACAGACCATAACTTAGCAATGCGAGTATGGTTGTCTAGCATAGACCCATAGCTTTCCCCTCTTTGCTTAACGACATCAGCAGTTTTTTGTAACAACTCTAGCTTATCCATAGTAATCACAACTTTCATTTACTTGTTCAATCGTGGCAGTCTTATAAAATATTGGTGTATACTTGCCAACGTAAGCACCAAATACATTGTAATAGAAAAACTTTACTGCATCTTCTTCACTCATACCATCTCTCTCTTTGAGGATATCAATACACTTGTAGTAATCATATACTGCAACTTCCTCAGAGCTAGGATTAGGTATTGCAATACCCATAAATGCTTTCTCAAATCCATCAGCTAATAACATCTCGCTCCCTCACTATGTAAAACCATGTTTCAATATCTACTTCACAAACCAAATCATGCCCAGCATTAAAGTTTCTCGATAAGACATTTAGAGGAATGACACATTTAATAGGACAATTATTATATTTGTATATCAATACTGGAGTTAGACTTAAACTCGCAGCAGATTCTTTTGCTTGCTCCCACCAAGCACGCTTAAACGTAGTGCCTTTAAGATACGCTTTACATTCAATAGACCAACCAGGAATAATAATATCAGCTTGACCTTTAGCTTGATACTGATCGAGGTTTCTCTTGGCATCTATGTTTAGATTATCTTTGATGAGCTTGCATATCTTTCTCTCAAAAGATGCACCTTTGTTGCGACTATCTGCCATCTATCATTCTTTCTTGCATCTGTTTGAGAAAGTCATTCGCAGTTACTTGACCAAGTGTGGCTAACTCTATCTTGTTCATTGTGTCAGGTGTTGGAAACCTCTCACACTTTATGAGTCTACATATAGCTGATCGAGTCAACCCTGATTTAATGGCAAACTTGTTTTGTGATAACTTATTCTGTTTAATGTACTCAATTAATTTCATACTGTTATAATAATTAAGTGTTGACAACCTGTCAATTATAATTAAATAATATGTTGACAGTAGCGATTGTAAAGAATAATATCGTAACCAATAGCAAAGGAAATGGAGATTAACATGAAGACTGAATATAATAACTTACTAGAATCATTAGAGGATATTGTAGGGCAAATGCAAATGGGAAAGGTAACATTTGAACAAGCATTAGATACATTGAAAACCATAACCAAGTACTACGAGAACAGGCAAGGAGAATAGTTATGAATGTATTTAGCTGTTTTGATGGTGCAAGTTGTGGGCAGTTAGCCTTAACAAAACTTGGAATCCCTATAACAAATTATTATGCAAGTGAGATAGACAAGTATGCTATCCAAGTAACACAAGCTAACTTTCCTAACACAATACAGTTAGGAGATATAACTATAGTTGATACCAGTCAGCTACCTAAAATAGATTTGATGATGGGTGGTAGTCCTTGTCAGGGATTTTCATTTGCTGGTAAACAACTTAACTTTGAGGACCCTAGATCTAAATTGTTTTTTGACTTCATAAGACTTAGAGACAAGCTAAAACCTAAATATGTTTTGTTAGAAAATGTCAGAATGAAAAAGGAGTCAGAGGATATTATCTCAGATTATATGGGGTGCAGTCCAATAAGAATAAACTCATCATTACTTTCAGCACAAAGTAGAAATAGATTGTATTGGTTTTCTGAATTAGTTGATGACAAATATGTGCCAATAAATGTTTCTCAGCCACAAGACAAAGGCATATTTATAAAGGATATATTAGAGGAATTACCTTTTGGAGATATTCCTAATTACCTTGCAAACAACTGGGGTGGAGAGCCAAGAGGAAACAAAGTAAAATCTATTGATGACCCCAAAGCAAACTGCCTTACTGCATCTATGTATAAAGGACAAATTCCAACATATATAAAGAAAATTATTCCAAAAGAAAATCCAACAGTATCAAAAGATGGCCTCATCAGAGTTGGTAGTGCTGATCTTAATGGTCACGATTACTTAAAAAGAGTTTACTCTAGGCATGGTAAAGCTCCTACTTTAACAGCAAATGGTGGTGGAAACTTAGAGCCTAAAGTGGGTATAGCCAGGATTGTTAACAGAAGATTAGACGAAAACGGAACAAGAAAAGATTATCAACTTGAGTTACCATTCACAAAAGTAATTGAGCTTAGACAAGATGATAAATCAAATTGCCTTACAACTTTACAAAAAGATAATGTTGTTGTGAAAGAAGAAGTTTATGGTTGGCGAAAGCTAACACCACTAGAATGTGAACGCCTACAAACTATGCCTGATAATTACACTAACCATGTATCCAATTCGCAGCGATACAAGATGATAGGCAATGGTTGGACAGTAGATGTTATAGCTCACATATTGAAAGGAATACAACATGGCTGAGATACCTGACTACAGATTAAACTTTGGCATTGAACACGAGAGTGCAAGCAATGGAACTGCACCAAAAGATGAGATGATCCTCAAGCATTACCTCAGAAAAGAACATAAGATGTCTTTTCCTATGGCATCAAGACCTATAGCTGGGATAAAAGTACAGACCGGTGTTGATTGTGCAATGGGATTACATAACTACAGCCCGATCAGAGGTGTCCAAGAGTCAATGGAAATCAATGAAGCAGTAAGATATGCACTCACAGAATACCAAGGATACAATCCCAGGACATGGGATAACGGCAAAGATGCAGAAGAATACGAAGAGTTCCGTGAGCATTTACCGGAGATGATTAAGCACGCTGTTGATGGATTACAGCAATATTTTACTGGTGTTAATCGTATTGAGGGAGAATCAATGAAACAATTTATTGAGCCTAAAATAGATGTACCAGTTGTTTTATATCAAGATTACTCAGGTGGTGGCAAACAGATAGACCTCAAATGCTCTCTGCCTATGAGAAACCCACCAAAGAAAGATGGTACTAGGTCTTGGCGTATACCTAAACCTAAGACAGAACCATCAGCACAACAAGTTATGCAACAAGCAGTCTACTGGAAAGCTACTGGAGAAAAACCAGCTTTGTTATTTGTTACAGCATCAGGCTATAACATAGTAGACGAAACGAATTGTGAGCTTATGACAGAAGATAATCTGCAACGAGCTTATGATGATGTAGTACGTTCTTGGTTAGTCACTCAGAACTTACTCAAAGCAAGCAGAGGTTCATGGAAAGCGTTAGCTGGACTAGTTCAACCTGACATGGTGCAGATAGCACAAAGACATGGACCAAACATTACCAACCTAGCTAAACAACTATGGGAGTTATAACATGACAAATCCAATTAAACTTAGAAGAAACCTTGATCCATTTACTAGCCATCAAAGTGCAGAGAAAGTTGAAGCATCTCGCATGGAAAAGATTGTACTTGGAGTCATTGATTCATTCGGAGAAAACGGCTGTATATCCGACCAGGTACAGTATGCTTTAGCCGAATATCGATACAGCACGATTACAGCACGCTACAAAGCGTTAAAAGAAAAAGGACTAGTTGTTACTGATGGCACAGCTATCAAGGCTGAGAGTGGCAGAAAACAGCTAAAGATGTGGAGTGCAAGACACTACAACCATGAATCAGTAACTGATGAAGAAAGAATACAGCATATGGCAGAAGAAAGGGCTGGAATATGATAAACGAATTAGTCAGTAAATGGCAAAGAGAGATGACTGATACTGAGCAGTATCATGCACAAGCTATAGATATGTTAGAGGATCGTATAGCTAAACTAGAGGATAAGCACAAGGCTGTGACCAAACAGAACGAAGTGCTTATGGAGTTGTTAAGTAAACTAATAAGAGGAAAGAATGAGTAATTTAGCTAAAACTATGGATACCATTGCAGACTTACACAAGTCTCATGGTGTCAAACAAAAAGGTGGCAAACTTTATACACAGGTTGTGCATAGAATGGAAGCCTTTAGACGTATACATGGCACGGACTTTGGTCTTGATACTGAGATACTAGTCAATGATGGCAAGCGTGTTGTTGTCAAAGCTATTATCACAGACAAAGATAATCGCAA